TTAAACCTTCCCTTTTTACACATTATTAAGCTAAAATACTCTTAAATACATAAGGAGTATTTATTATGGCAATAACGGATAAACCGACTGCTTTACAAACTGATAAGGAAGTTACTACTTCGATGTTTGAAAGTTTCTTAACCCCTGAAGAGGATAAGGTTGAAGATGCAGTCACAGAAACAGAAGAAGTAACACAAGAAGAAGTCCTTGAAGAAGAACCTGAAGTATCTGAAGATCTTGAAGAAGATGTAGAAGATGACGAAGAGTTTGATGATGAGGACGAAGAACTGGATGAAGAACAAACAGATGTTGAAGAGGAAGCTCCGCAACTTCAAACATTTACTGTAAAAGTAGATGGCCAAGAGGTAGAAGTCACGCAAGAGGAACTCGTCAATGGATATTCTCGTCAGCAAGATTATACGCGTAAAACACAAGAACTCTCTCAACAGCGTAAGACTATTGAGCAGCAGCAAGCAGAGTTAGCGCAAAGAGATGCGATTTATTCGCAGTTGTTACCGAAGATGGAAGCCCAGTTAAAGGGCGAACTGGCTAACGAACCAGACTGGAACACTTTGTACGAAGATGATCCTGTTGGGTATGTTCGCGAAAAACAGCTTTGGGATGAAAAGAAAGAAAAGCTTACCGCTGTAAGTGCTGAACAACAAAGGCTTCAACAAGAAGCAATGGTTAAACAGCAAACACAAATTCAACAGTTTGTTGAATATGGTAATCAAAAACTTCTTGAAATAATCCCTGAATGGCAAAACCCAGAGGTTGCTGCCAAAGAAAAAGCTGCTATAAGCGAATATGCTGTAAATTTTTTGGAGTACACTCCAGAGGAAATACAACAGGTTTATGATTATCGTGCTTTGCTTGGTTTAAGAAATGCTTGGTTAAACTCTAAAACAGTTGAAGCCACAAAGAAAAAACCAACACAAAAAGCACCAGCAAGAGTGGCTAGACCTGGAACTACTAACCGACCAAAAACGGCAGCGCCTGTGAAGAAAGCAAAACAAAGGTTAGCTAAGTCTGGAAAAGTCCAAGACGCAGCTAAAGTTTTTGAACAATTAATTTAATTTTATAAAGGAATATAAAAATGGCAAAGGTAACTAACGCATTTGACACATATTCGGCAACAGCTGACAGAGAAGATTTAAGTAATATTATTTACAACATCTCTCCAATGCAAACTCCGTTTATGTCATCAATCGGAAAAAGAAATATTAAAAACGTAGTGTTTGATTGGCAGACAGAAGTCTTACCTACTCCAAGTGCTGCTGGACAGCTAGAAGGTTTTGAACTATCAAGATCTACTGCTACAGCGACAACTAGAGTAAGTAACGTTGCAATGATCTCAAAAAGAGATGCAACTGTAACTGGTTCTCAAGACGCTTCAGACCCAGCTGGCAAAAGATCAGAAATGGCTCATCAATTAGCTATTATGGCTAAAGCATTGAAAAGAGACATGGAAGAAGCTTTATGTCAAAACGGTGCTAAAACAACTGGTGACGCTACAACAGCTAGGGTAACTGGTGGTTTTGAATCATGGCTAACATCTAACGTATCCAGAGGCTCTGGTGGTTCAGGTGCTGGTGGTGGTGCTGCTCCAGTTGACGGAACAGACAGAGACTTGACAGAAGCTTTATTAAAAGGCGTTCTACAAACTATGTTTGGTAACGGAGCTGAACCTTCAATGGCTATATGTGGTCCACACAACAAGCAAGTAATTTCTACTTTTACTGGTAGAACTCAAGCTAGACAAATGATCGATGCAACTACTGTAGAAGCTTCAGTATCTGTATACTCTTCTGACTTTGGTGAACTAAAAATCGTTCCATCAAACAGATCAAGAGAAGCATCATTACTATTAGTAGATCCAGAGTTTGCTAAAGTATCTTTCTTAAGAGACTTTAAAACTGTTGATATTGCTACAATAGGCGATGCTGAGACAAAAATGATTGTATGTGAGTATGGTTTAGAAGTATCTAACGAAGCTGCACACGGAATCGTTGCTGACTTAAACGAATCATAAGTTTAGTCAATTAGCTTAAAGGGATGTTTCGGCATCCCTTTTTTTTGTGCTAAAATCTACACATGGCAAAGACAACACTAATAGATCATAAGAAAGGTTTTAAGTCTGTATTCGCAACAGAAGATGAGAAGGTTGTGTATCACACACAACAGAACATACAGCCAACTTTAGATTATGTAAAAAATCTATCTGAATATACACCTGGTAAAGATTTACGCCATGTGGCAGAAATACCTATGGTAGTATATCAAAGAGCAGTCCGAGAAGGATGGGCGCAAGATTCTGCGCAATGGAAGAAATGGCTAAACCATTCAGATAACAAACCATTTAGAACATGGAAAGGTAAAGTATGACATACGATGAATTAAAAACTAATATTGCAAATTTCTTAAACAGGTCAGATTTAACAGACCAGCTAGATTTTTTCATAGACGCAACAGAATCAGAATTTAACAGAAGATTAAGAAACAAAGACATGGTAAAGCGTGCAACTGCTACAGCAGACGCTCAGTACATGAGTTTACCAACTGATTGGCTAGAAGCTATTAATGTAGAAATAACATCAAACGACTTCAGACCATTGTTTCAACAGTCTTTAGAATCATTAGATGTATATAGAAAAGCTAATAATAATGTTACTGGTCAACCAATTTATTATGCGATTGTAGATAATTCATTAGAGTTAGCACCTACCCCTGATGCAAGTTATACGCTACAATTAACATACTATGGCACTATAGATGCTTTAAGCAGTTCTAATACAACGAACTTTATATCCACAGGATATCCAGATGCTTACTTATATGGTGCTTTAAAACATGCTTCTATCTATCTAATGGAAGATGAAAGAGTGCCGTTATTTACAGCACAATTTGAAAAGGCATTAGAAGAGATGAGAATGGAACAAGAGAAAGCAGAGTTTGGCAAAGGATCTCTAATGCAAAGAAGAAGAACTTATGGCAAGTCTGGTAAAAACATTTATTATTGGAATAATAATTAGGAGACAATATGGCTGGATTTAGTGATTACTTAGAAGATAAAGTATTAGACCATGTATTTGGTGGTAATGCTTATACAGCACCAGGAACATTATATGTTGCTTTATATACTGTAGCACCTACAGATACAGGTGGTGGTACCGAAGTAACTGGCGGTTCTTATGCAAGACAAACTGCTGCATTTACCGTATCTGGTACTAACCCAACTGAAGCAACAAACTCAGCAGCTATTGAATATCCAACAGCTACAGCAGATTATGGTACAGTCGTTGCAGTTGGTATTTTAGACGCTTCATCAAGCGGTAATCTATTAGCTTATGCAAACTTAACAACATCTAAAACTGTAAGTACAGGTGATGTATTCAGATTTGACGCTGGCGATTTAGATATAACATTAGCGTAATATAATGGCCTCAGTAGGCTATGGTTATGGTGGCTATGGGAAGTCTCATTACGGACAACCTGTTTTTCAATTTGGCGATGCCACCATACAATCAACAACAGGTTTTACTGCTGAATCATCTGTAAAAAGATTTGGTTCAGCAATCATTGCATCAACATCAAGCGTCACAGCAGTTGGCGTTATTATTAAGCTTGGTGCTTCTACCCTAGCACAAACATCTAACTTTACTGGTAACGGTGAAGTTGTTAAGTTTGCTGCATCTACTATAAGTGCAGTATCAAACTTTAATGCAGTTGGTAGACAAATAGACCGTGGACAAGCAGTTATTAGTGCGGTATCTAGTGCTACAGCTACTGGTAGACAGATTGATAGAGGTAGCGCAACCATATCAGCAACATCTGCATTTACAGCTGTAGGCAGACAAATAGATTTAGGATCTGCAACTATAGCAGCTACATCTAGTGTAACCGCAGTACCAACTAAATTAATACCAGGAGCATCAACAATAGCTGCAACAAGCAGTATGACTGCTACAGGTACACAAATAGATAAAGCTTTAGCAACTATTGCAGTTGTATCAGGATTTACAGCTACTGGTAGGTTTACTATTGCTGCTTCAGCTACATTAGCTGGTGTAAGTGGTTTTAATGCAGACGGTAGACAGATAGACAGAGGTGCATCTGTAATTGCACAAACAAGTGGATTTAATGCAATTGGTAGTCTAAAATGGGAAGATATAATTGTTCCTGATGAAACATGGACAGAACAAGATATAATAGCCGATACCTGGACAAACCAAGCGAATCCAGAT